AAGCAACGCAATCGTCGTTCCCACAGCAGCATTCTGGTTGCTGTCACCAACTTGCATGTCCGTAATGCTTGCCAAACGGCGGCCAGCATCTACGCAGAAACCTAAGAGCGCAAACAGCGTCTGGCTAGGCTCCTTGTATGGCAATGGCAAGAGCGACGCAGACAATTCCGCACCACCAGCGTCCATATCTCTGAACTCGCCCGGTGACAGCGGTGTATCGTCGTTCGCAATGCGCGCGCCCTTGGCTTTAAAGCCTGCTGGCAAGTTAGCAAGTGTTCCTGCATCCACCAATTGCTGCAATGCAGACGTTGCCGTCTTTGTCAGACCGCCAACCAAATGCAAAAAGCCCAAGCCATAAGCACCGGGGCCCTGCACCAACAAATAATGCACGTAGTACTGCTTGCGCGCAAACAAAGGATCGCCTTCTTTCCAGTTGCGGCGCACACCCACAACAGACTGCGAGATCTCGTCAATCGTGACGATGTATGGCAGCTTAATGCCTGTCTCTTCGCCGTCTTCATCCTTGTGCTCAAAGCCGCGGATGTCTAGATCAACCAAGAACTCCAGCAAACAGATCTCTTCTTCCACCCCAGTAGGATCAACACCCGTTGTGCGGTCTGTTTCCTTCTTGATAATGCTCTGGCCTGTCTCAGCCGCTGTCGTCATCTGCGCTGTATCCAAGTACTGACCACGGATCACTGCTTTGCGGTAATCGTTGGTAGACATCGGAACGCGGTGCGTGATGCGCTGGCACTCGCTCATCACAGAAGAACCGGTGTAGGGGATGTACAAGTTATCGGGCAGCACCAAAGCGCTCACCATGCGGCCCTTGGTCTCGTCAAAGTACACCTTCTTGAATGCAGAGCCACCAAAGCCCACATAGAACAGCAACTGATCAAAGTCAGGTGTGTACTCTTCCATCACCGTGGTGATTTGGTAGTTCATGAAGTCCTTGACGCGGTCCGCTTGCATCAATTTCTCACGTGTCTCTTTGCCCAGCACTTGCGTGCGCACAGGACCGCCCGCTGGCATCAATTCCTTCAGTGCTTGTGACTGGAATTGAACAATACTCTCTGTAAGCAGTGGGTGCTGCACGCCGCACGCGCCCTTGAATGGCTTGGTGCGCTCTTCAAACGTGAAGCCCAGCATCTTCATGCCCTTGCTGTACTGCTCTTCCCACTCCTTGCGTGAAGATTTGTCAGCATCAAACAACGACATCAAGTCAGAAGAGATAAGCTGCAAGACGTCTGGCTCAATGACCTCGGCCAGATTGCTGTCATAGGCAATATCGTCTTCCTCTGCACCAATGTTGACCAGTACACCGCCTGTTTCTGTATCAAACTCAATGTCAATCTCTGAGGGCAGCTCGTCTTCCATCTCCACGGCGACATCGCCACTTGGCAAGTCGTCGATTGTCATGTTCTTTTCAATTGGCATGTTATGTCCTTACAGATATCTGCGGTTATCGTTGGGCTGGCGCTCGATCATACCCCCATCAGCGCGTTGTGCGGGAGGTTGGAAAAGATTCATTTGAATCGTGCGCGCTGCATTCAGGGAAGGCTCTGGAGCAGTAACCGTCAAACCATTGGTATAAAACAAATCCTTGATAGATGGCGGAACGGTTTTAGGCTGCAAAGCATTAACCAGATCTAACATCTGATTTGGATAGTTTTCTGGCGTCACATTAGCTGTGCGAACGCCATTTCCAAACATTTGGGTAATGGTGTTGGCTTTATGCTTGTAATCAGGGTCATTTGCCACCTTAGGTGTCACAAACTCAACGTTAGTTACAACGTTTCCGTCTTTATCATACAAACCAAACAAGCGAACTTCACCGTTCTTCAGTGCAGTTGAACCTCTGCCCAACGCACCATAGGTTCCGGGCTTGGCGTATCCTGCAATTGAGTTGCCCAAAAACTTAGACTGCACAATTGCGCCCTGAGGATCAACGATCTCGCGCCATGTCATACCGTTTTGATCTGTAGGCAGGAATTCCTTAGTGCCGTACTGCGCAATATCCTTAGGAACTGATTTGCCTGCTTTGACAAGAGATTCCACTTTCTCTGCCTTACGCGCAAAGTCCTTTTCCTTTGCTATCGCTGGAACAGCCTTAGCAAAGAATTCAGGAACGCTCATGCGTGACAACTCTTTGGGATCCATCTTTGCAGCCTGCTGCACCATGTCTTGGTAATTCATCCCGAACATGTCGGGAAGCATGTGCCTGCTGCCCAAATCAGTAATTGGAACATCGGCCTGTAGCGCCATGATCCCCTCTTGGCGATCTTTTGCATTTGTCAAAGCGGGATAATACTCAGGCATCCTTGCAAGAGATTCTGGTGAAATAGATTCAACAGGGCGCTCCGTCAACAACCGAGAAATTTTTGGCTCAAAAATTGTGGTGAATAGCGTTGGGTTGTCCGCAAGCTTTTGACGAATCGTGGCAACTTCTTCTGCTTGCTCTTGCTTGGACAGCTTGCTTGTATCTTTCTTGGCCAAGCGCAACAAAAACTCGTCAGGAATAACGCTTGGATTGGCCTTCATTTGCTGCAAAATGGTTTGATTAAACGCTTCATTTGCAATGTTTGCTACGTCAAATTCCTCATCCGCCTTCTTGGCACGGTAGCTTGTTACCCCCAGCATGTTATCAAAACGTTTTTCAATATCCTTCATCGCCGTAACATCACCTGCCCGCGCAGCATTAAGCAGCGCGTGTGGGAACTGCTCTTCCAACGGAGAATCCTTCGGAATCTTAATGCGTCCGTTGATCAAAGCTTCGCGAACAGGATCTGATACGCTACTAGCCTTGGTCTTGAAATAATCATGAATCTTTGTGTTAAAGAATTGGCGAGTTGCTTCCTTAGCTTCTTTTGGTGCCTCGGTATATTCCAAAGCATTTAATGAACGTTGGGTTGCAATATCCAACGCAGAAATAGGCGCTTCATCAGGGCCCTTAGCCGTTGGGAATACACCGCCAGCAGGGCGACGCATGTAGGAAGCACCGGGAACCTCTAACTGCTGGTTGTAGCCTTGGAAATCACGGGCCAACATCTTGGCCGCTTCCCCCGTCTTACCCGCCGCCTGCACGCCCGCGCGCGCAGCACCAGCAGGATTGACCAGATTACTGGCTAAATCACCAGCACCATAAAAGCCGGCCAACGTTGGATCGTCAGAGGGCTTAAATGCAAGGCCCGCGGACCGTGATTTTTCCTTCAGATAATCACTGCCCATAAACGGCTTTTCAACGTTGTAGCCAAACGGACGCATTGCCATCGTTGCCAAATCAACCGGCGCACCCACAATGTTCTGCGGCAGCATCGTCAAACCCTTGGCTGTTTCCGTCAGAGCTTCACCAGACTTCAACGCCTTAGATATGTTGCCTTGCTTGCGACCAATACCCGACTTCTGTGCAATAAACGCAGGAGTACTGGCCGCTGCTATCTCTTCCGCTGTCGGTTCTGCATCGCCGCCGTTTGCACGGCGAACAACGCCGCCATACGCATAGCCAGAAGGATCGTACTCAACATCACCAATGTAACGATCTGGGCGGGAACCCATCTTGTTCATTTCCAAAATATTCTTTGGATCAACACCCAACTGCTGCATCGATATTTCCAAAGGCGTAGCCTTTAACTGCTCAGGAGACAAGCTGCTGCGCACACGCGCCAATTCCGCCTGCACTTCACCCGGCATGTGCCTGTACAAGGTCTCCCCAATGTATCTGTCAGGGTCACTGACCGAATACTTCATGTACTTGTCAGCATTAAAACGGGTTGTGAAGTTATCTGCCACATTTCCAATGTTGGGGTACGCCCGCTCCATCTCCCGAATCACATTCTCATTCACCGTAGGATCAGCGTTGTACTTGCCCTGACGCGCTTTAACATACGCAATGAAAGCTCCGGGGTTTGCACCCTCCGTAAATCCTTCCATCGACTGGATTGCATGCTGGCCTTCGTGCAATAAAGTACCGCGGACCGTGTTCCGCGCGTCATCCGCAGGCAAATCACGCACTCTTCCACTGATCATATTCTGCTGAATATCAAAAGTACCCAAGGCCTTAGGCGATTTCTTCGACTTGGACACCTCCATCATCACCTGTGGCATGTCATAAGTCGGGTAAATGCTTTCCAATTCAGGATGTTTAAGCATTTCGTAGTAATTACGTGGGACAGAAGCTGTTTTTTGCTGCAACGATGCCGGCGCATCACTGATTTCTTCAATCAAATTACCACGGTTATCAACCAAAGTTAAATTCTGCGCACGGATTTCCTCCGGTGACAAGCCCTTAGCCTGCAGTTCCGCGTGCCGCGCTGCTGCTTCCGGCCTCGCACGAACAAACATCTGCGAAGGAGGGGCCGCCAAAGCTTGCAACATCTCAGCCGCCTTACCCCCACCTTCCAGCGTTCTGCGAACCGCTGGCTCCAAAGCCCTTTCCGCAGCTCCCACCATCCGCCCCATACCGGGACCCTGCGCAGCAGGAGAAATCTGCAACGCCGTACCCGCCGCAAAAGCAGGATTGGCTACATCCATGATCTCCCTGTACTTCGGATGCATCACACTAAAGCCCATCTGATCAGGGGCCGTGCCAAGAGCTCCAGCTACCGCTGCGTAGGTTTTAGGATCGGGGAGTGTATTGACGTCCCGCAACGCAGCAAGTCTCCTTGCTGCCTCACCTTGCTTGCGAATATTAGGATTGCCAAAGAAAGGCTTGGTCAAATCGTCCTTGACCTCCCCGCCATCCTTCATGGCTATAGGCTCCACGCTCAAATCAAGCGATGCCAAATGATTGACAGGCTTGTAACTGGCAAAAAACGTTTCCGTTTCCGTCTGCTTGTTCTCGTTAAACGCCCGATCATCCTCTTCATCCTGCGCATCAGCCAAGGCCGCCAAAGCAAAAGCTGCCTTGTAGCTTGCCGGCATGTTGGCCATGTCCAACTTTGCTACAGTGGTTGTCCTTGCTTGGGGCGCTTCAGCCATCGGAGGCAGGGACGCGGGCAACGGTTCACGCTCCTTTTTCGCCACTGTTTCACGTGAAACAT